CTCCTTGCGCTTGAAATAAGCACGACCCGCAGCATTCAATCCACCTTCAGGATTCTGATACTTCTTGGCGACCATAGCCAACACTCCGCAATGCTAACTTAACCTTGGACATATCGTCCTTCGGTGGTTGCTTCTCTGGATTCTTCTTAAAACGTGCCATGATAAAACCCTATAACAAAAAAAATATTTTCAACAACGCACAAAAAAACCTTTTTTAAGAAAAATGCTAGTAGGGGACTATTACTGTCACAGTGACTGCAACTTTTCCCCCCACCCCCTCCTAGCTACACGGATGAACAAAGAGTTTACCCTAGATCAATTGAGACGCGAATATCTCCAGCTACCTGTACTTGGCTCCGATCTATGGGCTTGTAGCCAGCGCGATCAAGCAGATCCTTAGCCGCCTCAAGCTGGACATATTCGCTCTTGGCACCAGTTGCTAACCGCTTCACAGTTCCAGCAGCAAGGGTAGCGCTGATTCCAAACTCCTCGTTCATCCTTTGCATCAAGTATTGCTGCACATGCGCAAGCTTTAAAGCTTTGGTTGCAGTCACTCTGCCAGACTCGCCTTCTGCATATCCAGCATCGGCAGCAGCCTGCTTGATACTACATCCCTTTGCTACGAGGGTATCAACCAGCGCAGTCTGCTTTGCAGTCAGCTTACGTTCTGCAATCTTCATCTCTCATTCCTTTTTTCTAAGCTGCACATATTGATCTAGATGACTGTTTGCAATGCTGGGCTAGACCATCATCGCTAAGTTCTAAGAAGGAATGAGTGATGATTCTACTCCGTGCTGTTGCCCCCCCTTCCCTCTTCCCCCCCATTGCTACTGGCTGACTGCAAGGCACGTCAAGAAGTTACGTTGCGTCACTTGTGTTTCTTAGCAATGTCACCACAACATCTAGTGCTATTATCTGCTCTGCCCCTCTTGACGTGCTGTTGAGCCGATGCGCAGCAAGCAGACCATACTGACGCAAATCAGAGATTTGTGCGTTACCATCAAGGCGTAATAGATACTACACTTGGCGTGAGATTCGACAACATCGGCGCGTCATTTGGTCTGCGTGCAGAGATTGGTTATCCATTTATGGTCCTCCTATTCAGCCTTGCTGCGGTCACCCTAGCGGTAGTCCCTGATCCGAAATCACAACATCAAACTGGCAGCAAGCAGTTTCCTTTTTGAGCAGGTTTTAAGTGTTGCATGTGCTATTCGCCGTTGGCGGCACATGCGTTGCAATCAGTGTGCGTTGATGGGTGTGTGCTTAGTTCGCAGTGTGCCTTGTGGGGAAACGGCTTGCAGCCAGCGAGGGCAACGCTGGCGTTGCCTTTGATGCAGTGATTATCGGGGGCCAACCGCGAGGGTGGTCCTCGCGGCAGAACAGGAGAACCAACATGTCTAACTCAATATCTACACTTGCCCAAATGAAGCTTGATGTTATCAAATATCACGCTGTAACTATTACTACAGACCTTGATGGTAACGAGATTACAAATCTCAAAGATCTGGTCAGCATGGCTAACGATGCTTGCTACACATCGCACAACAGCGTCATGTACGTCAAGAAGAGCATAGCAGATGCACTAGCTGACTATGACATTGCTTGCGAGAACAAAAATGCGCGCGATACGGAACGTCTTGAGCGATACCTCGCAATCCTCCAAGAGCGCTATGCAGCGCAAGATGAGCGTCACCAAGCCGATGTAGACGTCTACTCAATCCTAACGAACGGCGAGCAATGGCAGCGCGCCAAGCCAAAAGCATCTGGCTCAAAGATGCCCAAGAAAGATCTCTCAGCACTGAGAGCGGTGGCTGCTTCATAGCAGCCCCACACTCTCAGATGGTAGCGCACCACGCGCTGCCATCACCCACGTCCGTGAGGGCCGATGCTCCATATGCACATTGCGCGCGGGGCCACAGGATTTCACAGATATTGCCGCGCTTTGTAAGATTTAATGCTTGCAAAGTTTTTTAAATATAAATAGCATTGCTTATACGCAATGTACAACCATAAGATAAAAGGAGAACAATATGGTTACTGCACAACTAATGAAATGGCAAGCGCCTGTTGATATGAAGCTTACTGCTTCTGATCTTGAAGCTATTGCTGGACTGTTGGCAAACGAAAAAGTCCAAGAAGTTTTCAAAGATAATTACTCTATGAAAACTATCGCCAAGCAGATTGTTGATCAATCCAAGAAGGTTCAAGATGAACTCTATCCTTCATACAATTCGTGAAGCAGCAGCACAGATGCGCACGTCTGATCTGATCGGTATCGTGTGCATCTTAATCGTATGGTTGGGGCTGATGTTCATCGCCCCATTCCTAATCATAACAATATAGGAGAACGCTATGTCTTATCTTGAACCAATTAATCATTGGGACTTTCCCGTTGAGCTTATGCCAACACCCAATGCAGTAACAGGTGATCCAGAACCAGACGCATATCAAGTTGTGCGTACTGATACCAACAAAGTGCTTGGTCATCATGGCTCACGTTACAAACTCGTACCGCATCAGCAAGTTGTTGAGTCCATCATCGGCGCAGTAAACGAAGCTGACATTACAAAAGATTACGAACTCAGTGTCGACATCTTTGAAGATGGGCGAAAGATGCGTGGGCAAATACTCTTTCCTGATTTGGTAACTGAACCAGAGGTCGGTGACATTGTGCAAGCGCGCCTATCATTTACAAACAGCTACGATGCAAGCTGGTCATTCGCACAGATGTTCGACGCATTGCGACTATGGTGCAAGAACGGATGCACAACACCTGATGCAATAGCGCGCAGCAAATACAAGCACACAACATTTCTCAGTGTTGATGGCTCTGCTGCTAAGATCCGTGCAGGTATTGAACACTTTCATACACGCAAGGATGAATGGCAAGCTTGGATGAAAACCAAAGTCGAGCAAGACTTCGTTGAATCCTTCTTTAAAAAGACAATCTGCAAAGGCGCACACACACGCCAATTGCAGAAGGATAACATCAACCAAAAGCAATTAGAAAACTTGCTTCGGATTTGGGACAATGAGCGCGCGCAACTCGGCGCTAACAAATGGGCATTGTATAACTGCTTGACATATTGGGCTACGCACACAGACGATGCGCGCACCCCTCATGTTGCGCGTTACAATCGTGAAACCGACATTGCAAAAGCAATGTCTTCAACACTGTGGAAAGGACTATGAACCTAAACAGAATACAACTTGAGTGGTTGGCAGATACTGCTGCCATCACTCTGGCTAAACACGGGGCTTGGCCTACCCCGCTTCGCCTTCTGGCAGACCAAATAGAAAAAGACTGCCCAAACTTCAACAAAGAGAAATGGATTAAACGTGCGTTGAAAGCTTGGGAAGATAACTATGTCTATCCAGAAATCAATGATGAAATCCCTTATTAGGAGAACTAAAATGCAAACAGCTATCGAAACTATTACTCCAGCTTTGGCAAAAATTATGCTGGGTATGAACACACAAAATCGCAAGCTTAAGAAAAACCATGTTCAAAATATGGTCCGTGATATTCAAAACGGTTTGTGGCAACTTAATGGTTCATCTATTTGTGTGTGTTCAGATGGAACATTGCTTGATGGTCAGCACAGATTACATGCTATTATTAAGGCTGACAAATCTATAGAAACTATAGTTGTTCGAGGCTTGCCCAAAGATGCTAGAGATACAATTGACTCAGGCACAAAACGCACAGTCAGCGATAGAATATCAATGAACGGCGCTAGTTACGCAACGTCACAAGCATCCGTTGCTAACTTTTTAATTAGTGTTGCTCATAACACACCTCGATCTGTTACTGCTTCACAGCAAGAAGTATTATCGGTTATAGAAAATCACGACTTAATTCCAAGTTGCACTGTAGCAGACAAAGCTTTTCCTCGGGTCGGAACCTTATTAGCTGGGCTTCATTACATTGCTTGTTATCAAGACAATCATCAAAAGGCTGATGAGTTTATAGCTGTTTTTAAAAAGGGTGTGCCAACCTATGAACATGATGCCGCTCATTTCTGTCGCGAATATTTTATTGCTCAAGAAATGAAACAAGTAAGTATTCGCACTGAGTTTAAACGTAGAATTATAGTAAATGCGTTTAATAAATTCATAATGAATGAACCAATGCGAAGCGCGCGCTTTCCTGAAAAGTATTATATTCCTCAATGGACTCCTGAATGTGTTGGTGTTCACATTGGATAATATTTGTTCTGACTGTGAAGGCGATGGCGTTGTAGAAATCTACAAACGCCAAAGCTTTAGCCGCGATGTTGGTTACATAGATACAAAGACATGCACACAGTGCAATGGATCAGGGTTTGACAATGACTTTGATCCATTGCATACATGCAAGCATGAAGTCGTATCTCCAACTGATAAGTGACAAAGCTTGGAAAGCTAATGTTAAACTTGAGGATGCCTTTGATAAAGCAGGGGCTTCCTCAACAACGTATTGGCGTACCATAAATGAGAGAACAGAGTTAAAGTATGATACGGCATTGAGAGTGTTCAATGCAATCGAAGAACTTTACCAGATTCAACAAGCCCGTGAGTATTCCAAAGGATTACGAGAAGCTAATCAAAGCGTTGATCGGCGCGCGATTAGAAAAAGGTTTGAGCCAAGAATCCTTATCCCATAAGATTGGCTGCACCTCTTCTCTGATTCACAAATGGGAATCTCACAAGAGAATACCGTCTGGCTTTATGCTTATCTGCTGGCTTGATGCTTTGGACTATCAAATAGATGTCACCAAAAAAGGTTCATAGAATATTCTGCATTATCTGCAATGCGCAAACAGAATGGTTTGTTGCAGTGCTTAAAGAAAATTCTTCTGCATCTTATGAAAAGCATTGGTACATTTGCAGGCGCTGCTATGAGGAGGACCAATGGCAAACCGTAATAAAAACAAAGGAACCTACCACGAAAAGTGGTTTGTCAACTGGCTCAAAGAAGCGGGTATCAAAGCGAAAAGGCAACCGCTTAGTGGCAGCTTGGGAGGAGAGTATAGCGGCGATCTCAAGCTCGAACTCAACGGATACGAATTGGTAGGCGAAGTTAAATATCGTGACAAGTCTACCTTTCCCAGCCCCTTCAAAGTTTTAGAAGGCAGAGATATTGCTTTTTACAAACGCAGAACAGGCAAGCCGCAAACTTTAGTCATCATTGAAGGTGACACATTCCTTAAACTAATGGAGAACTCACATGAAAAAGATAAAAAACCTAGCTGATGGTCAGGTCTGGGACTCAACTGTTAGCAGGGTATCGCAATCAACAGTATTGCGAGAGGAAATGATTCGCAAAGATTTTATAATTGATAGTGCAAAGATAAACGCGGATCGGATTAGACTTGGCGAACCTGTCGGTGACTTCTGGCTAGAAGGCAAAGCCAAAGAAAGATTGATAAAAGATTATGGCTTAACGGAGGCTGACTTCAAAAAATACCTTTGACTATATTGCATATATGCAGTAGTCTTTGTCTTATAAAAAAAGGAGAACACAATGCAAAGACAAGGTTTTATTGGCGGTTCTGATTGCGTGAAGATCATGCAAGGTGAATGGCTGGATCTTTGGAATGTAAAGACTGGGCGCGCGCAGCCCGATGATTTGTCTGACAATATCGCTGTGCAACTTGGTATTCACACTGAGGATTTTAATCTCAAATGGTTTGAAAAAAATTACAATTGCGTATTAACGCATCATCAAACTGAATTGTCAGAAATTATCGGGACCGTCCCTGCAAAGGGAACCATCGATGCCGCATTCAATATGCAACCAGTAGAAGCCAAGCACACCAATGCTTTTAATTCTATGAATGACATGATTGATAGATACATGCCTCAACTTCAGCTATACGCAAAGCTTGCTGGCGTTGACGGAATCTATCTGTCTGTAATTTTTGGCAACAGCAAATGGGAATCCAAACACATCAAGCAAAGTAATCAATACTTTGAAGGTATGTGGACTGTTGTCTCTGATTTCTGGTCTTATGTTTTAGATGACAAGCCGCCAGAAAATGTTGCACCAACTGTACTTGACCACAATAATATTGAAGTTGATCAAATGGTGATACGTGATGCAACACAAGATAATCAATTCGTCGATGCCGCAGTTACTTATGTACAAGGTTATGAGCATAACCGAGTATTCGAGAATGCAAAAAAAGATCTCAAAGCTATGGTCGCACCCAATGAACGTGAAGTTTATTGTGATCAACTGTCAGTCCGAAGAGACAAACGCGGCGCGCTCAGAATAGTTAAAAGGTAAGGAGGAT